CACTTGGTACTGGATGGAGAAAGGTGGAGACGGAACCAAGAACACCATCGACTTAAACGGATTCCACGTCAATGCAGTTACAGCCGTAGGTAATATAGTTAATTTTGTTGGAGAAATATCTATCAAATACTTATATTGGATTGACGATAATTATCAGCTATTTGATAGAGATAACTTTAACTATGGAATCAAAATCGATTTTAAAGAATCTGATTATCATGGTGGTTCAGCAGAAATCTCGCTAGGTGATGAATTTTGGGACTATGTTACTTATGAAAGCAGTTCTTCTGGTAGAAAGATAACTGGAATGAATGTAAACCAAGTCTCAAAAGTTTTCAACATGTTTGACGCTGTAATTAACAAGACTTTGTCCGACAAAGGAAAACAATGGCAAAAGTATTTTGTGTTTGGAGTAGCAGCCATCAGATTATACGATGGAACTTACTACAGCATTTCCAATATTTTTAAACTTGACTGGAATAGTGCAACTTTAGCTTCTGTTAGTGTTGACCCTTATAACAAGAGATTTTGGTCAATTGGACCAGCAATAGCAACTTATACTATTAGCGCAAACATAGATAATCTTGATAAAATATCAAATCTTATACAAGGCATTGATATTTTTTTAAGTAAAGCCGAATCATTCGTTAATTTAGAATCAGCAGCAGCCAAATACGTTGTACCAGAATCAAATGATATAGACCAAGGTGATATGTTTTTCACAATGATGTCAGGAAAGGAAGCAGCCAATGCAATAGATTCCCTATCATTCTATCATTCACTATTTATCAGTAAAGACGAATTTGGAAAAGAACTTCAACTCAAAAGAGTTGAGGGAACAGAAGAGTCATTACCTTTGGCTAACCTATATCGTTCAGATTTAGGAGGTAAATGTGCGATTACATACAACAATAGACTTCATGTGGGTAACGTAAAAGAAGGATATAATGTCGATTTGATAAGTAATATCACTCCAAACAGAGCAAACGTTGAAGAATTAAAAACAGAAGGAATAGTTCGAGTGAAAGCGTCAAATAAAGAATTTTGGTGCAAGGTTGATGATTTAGGTGCAAAACTTTATTACTTTGTATGTGTACCAATCTTAAATGTATCTGAAATCACATTCTACATGAAGACTGGAACTTCTGTATTTGAGAAATCTACGGTTAGTTTGCATTCTTCCGAAACTACAGCATTTTCTTTTTACGTAGCAGGAGAAGGAAAGGAAAACGTACCGCAATTTGCTTTGCCATGGGAGAAATCATCAGAAGAGGAATGGAATAATATTGTCAGCAAATACGAAAAATATAAAACAAATACAAATGCACTTCCATATTCTTCTGTTGTAAAAGTAAGCGAAGCTGAGAATCCTCTAATCTTCCCTGCAAAGAATAGTGTTCAGGTTGGTTCTTCTATCATAAATGCACTTGCCGCTAACACTAGACCAATAAGCGAAGGTCAGTTTGGTGATGCACCTCTATACGCTTTTACCGATGAAGGTGTATGGGTATTGATGCTTGGAGAAGAAGGAACCTATATTGCCCGACAGCCAGCCAATAGAGATATTTGCTCCAACCCGAAGGGCATATTGCAGATTGATGATGCCGTTCTGTTCCCTACAGAACGAGGAATCATGATGCAGAGAGGACGAGAATCTGAGTGCATTACCGATGTACTGGATGATTATCCTTTCGATTTTCTATCCATTTATTCACATTCAACAAAGGATAATACCTATCCGAATAAACTCCTTGCGCTAGGTAATATTCCTGAGTCAGATGTGAAATATGTCCGTTTCCGTAAGTATCTCGAAGAAGCTGGCATGATTTATGACTATTATGATAGCCGTATCATCGTCTTCAACCCGAACTACACTTATGCTTACGTTTACTCTTTGAAAAGCAATATGTGGGGAACCATGCACAATGTCTTCAATAAGCGAGTAAACATATATCCTGAGTCATACGCTACAGACAAAGAAGGACACATACTCGATGTGTATGTGAAGGAGCCAACAGAGAATGTTCCTTTCTTCCTTTGCAGCCGTCCTTTAACGCTTGGTCAGGATGCCTATAAGACCATGTTTGATTGCATCACAAGAGGATATTTCAGCAGCATTCAGGCAGGAAAGTGTGGAATGGTTCTATTCGGAAGTAATGATTTGGTTAATTGGTATTACGTTGGTTCTTCTGTAAATATGTATCTTAGAAACATTGTTGGTTCTCCATACAAATATTTCAGGCTTTCGCTTATGGGCAACCTTGCCCCAAAAGAATCTATCAGCGCACTATCTACAGAGTTCCAATCAAGATTACAAAATAAACTCAGATAATTATGGCAGAATATACATTATTAGCTTTCGATTCACAGCGTGCACGAAATGGAGCATCCGTAGGCTATATGGATGCTAACAACAAAGTGCATATAGCTACAGAAATAGGATTCTATGAAATAAGAAGGTCAGACTACTTCGGCTACATCATATTAGACGGAGTGCTATATGAGTTTTTAGCAAATGGTTATTTTTATGTAAATGGAAATAAGCAGTTGCTAAAGATAGTAGAGTCCTCTATCACAAAGACAACTGGCACGAAACTCGTCAGAGAGACTTCTTCCGATGGTACATCAAACGCTAGACCATTCCCTAGAAATGCAGTAGCTACCGCATCAGAATCTGGTGGAACAGAGGAAAGTGACAAAACAGAGGAAATCTTCTCCATCGCTACTCTACAGCCTAGAGAAGAAGTAGCCGCAAGTTGCTTGCAGTCTATGCTACAGAAGTATGAAAATCCGCTCAATATAGACAACACCAAGATTAAGCAACTTGTAAGCAAGTCATTCTTGTTTGCTCAGGAGTTCATCAATCAGGCAGTTCTGTATCGTGAGAAGGAGACAACATCGGCAACCGTTGAGAACAACAAATACGCATCTGTTGATTCTGATTCTCTCAGCAGCGACACCGATAAACTGCTCTACAACATAGCTACAGCTATCAACAACTTTATCGCTCAGGATAAGAACCAGTATGCCGACCAGCAGAAGAACGGATTGAAGCTGGCTGCTACAGACGTAAATGTCAAGACCTTGCCTGAGAGTATCAATATCAATGCTGCTGTTACTGGTTCCGTTACAACCAAGCAGGAGTCCACGTCTAGTGGAACATAAACTTAGATAAATATTAAGTTTGTCATTTAATACAATAAAGGGAAGCAGTCCGTGATGGATAGCTTCCCTTGCTTTATCTAGTCTTAAACGACTAATCATTTAAAATGGATGCAAAGCGATTCTTGCTCTAACAGCCGAGCGGTTGCTGGCATCCTTAATTTTCTGTTTCTTATCCTCAGCGAGTGCCCAGAATCTATCAGCACCATCAGGATAAACAATCATCAACCATTCATAAAGGCATTGGTTCACGATGTAGTCATGCAAGTAGACGGTCATGGTATGTACACTTGTCTTAGAAAAACCTTGCGGCATCCGCATAGCCAAGTAATAAGCATCCTCCTCATTGGTAGGCGAACCTATGCACTCTTCCCACTCATTGGAATCAAAGCCACCTCCAAGCATTTCCACCTTGGTGAAACGGAAAAGCATTTCTCTGCAATCCTCTACTGCTGAGTCTAGAATCCTTGCTAACTTATCTCTGTTTCCTTCCTCTGATACATCAAACACATTCTTTAATTGTTTGGCATCTATACCTTTCTGCTTGGAATAAGAGTCAGCAAAAGAAAAAGCTGTATTCTTGATGTCATATACCAACTCATTCTTTTCCAACTCTATCATCACCTTATATCCTTTATTACAATACCTCATATCCTATCCTCCTATCTTGTTGGTCTTTTACGTGTATAAATGATTGCGTCAATTTTTAGCAGTAAAACGTTTGCCTTGGAGAGATAATCTTCTACCTTATCCTTATAGACTACTGAGCACCATTCTGCTACTATTTTGTTGACTACATAACTATAAACCGTTGATTCCAAGGTCTTAAATAAACTCTCATTAAAAAGGCTGCTTACTCTCAGACCAAAGACCTCGTTGCTGCCTGATTCACACTTCTGCCATCCAAGAATACTCTCCAATGCTACGGAAACATCATCAATGGAATCTTCCCAAAAGCCTTCCAGCATTTCTCTATCAGCTTCCGTCACAAACACTTGGTCATACAGACTTTTTCCGTTTTTATCCAAGTTCTTTCCTCCTATGTAGGCAGTAGTCTTTGCCACCTCCTCATAGATGTCACTTTTCGTGATTGTCAATGTGAAATTTGCCATTCTTTATCTTTTTATAGAGTTTATAACCTAAAACGACTAGCAAGACACAGAGTGCTCCAAATGACCAGATAGCGTATTTCAACTGAAACTGCTCCCACTTGGATAACTCCTTCTGTACTGGATAGGGTACTTGGATAGAATCTCTTTTCAGGAATGAATCTACCTTCATCTTATACACATTTTTATAGATGGTTTTCTCATGCCATCGGTCAAGAAAGCAAGTATCTCCCTTCTGTCTGAGGAAGATTGAATCACGCACAAAAACGCTGTCAGAAGTATGCAGCGTATCGTGTTTTACTACGTCCCGACATATAACTTTTTCCATCGGGACGTATTTTGTCTTGCATCCCGACAGAAAAAAAGCCACCAGCAAGATGCCTATCACGTAGAGTGCTACTTGCCAAAAATCAGTATCGTACCATTTTACTTTCATAGGCTATACATCAAAGACCTTCTTTGCTCTTGCGAGGAACTTTCGTCTTGATTCCAAGCCGTTGGTTCCACCATTGATTGTCTTGGTAATAGCCAAGAAACTATCACTATCAGCCAGTTTGTTCAGGTCATGTTTCCACCACCACCACATAGCACTCTTCGTTGCTCCTAGTGGAAGCTCCAGCAACTGAGGATTCTCCATGATGTCACCAGTACAATACTTGCTGTTCTGATAAGCCTGATAGTTGGCTCTGCCAGTAATCTGAATCAAGCCCCTGCCACGATACTTGTAGCCATCACCATCTTTCAGGTTGCCGAGCATGTTCTTCAACTTGCCAACATCATACTTGTGGAAATAGTTTCTGTTGCCGAGTTCCTTGGTGTATCTCAGTTCGCCACTCTCATGTGCAATCTGAGCCAAGAAATGAGCCATACGCTTAGGAGTATCAATATGGAACACCTCAGCATAGCCATTGATATAAGGAAGAAACGCATCCACCTTATCCTTCGCATTCGGCATAATCGCTAAAATCTGTTCTCTTGTTACCTTCATACTACTTGCCCTCCTTCACTTGTTTCAGCATACTTGCGAGTTCATCCTTCACCTTGCTCTCAAAGTTGCCTAGTTTTGTCTTGAAATAAACGTTTACCCCGAATATTGCTCCAGAGTAAACCAATGTCTGACTGACATACCACAGTACACCATCAGACACCACATAATTGTTGAGAAAGAATGATAGGAAGGTGAGTACAACACCACTCACTAGCATTCCTATAGCTGCACCATATTGCAATCCTTCACGTACATTTGGAGTCATATCTTATATTTATATATTATTAATAATATGCAAAGATAAGAAATGATTCCCAATTAGTTACTTTATCCGTTTATTGTGTGCCATATTTTGCTGGTAGGATGCAAGCAGTCAGGGTCTTGCAGATACTCGATAGCCATCAAAACCACCATTTCCTTCAACTCATCAGCATCTTTGCTATATCGCTCCAGCATCACATGATGGTCACTTCTCATCAGGTTCATAGTTACCGCCAAGTCATGGATGGTATAGTCAGAAATATCATCCTTATGTTTCTCGAAGGCATCCTTTATCTCATCATCCGAGAAGAAAGGAGCCATGTGCTTTGTTCCGTCAGCATCCTCATACCACATCTTGCTGATAGCATCATCGGCAAAGTGTTTGTCAAAATGCTCTTCGCTCAACACACCATACACCATCGCACAAAGATGATGTTCCTCCACATCGCTCAACTTGCATGAGAGATACTTGCCGACTGCCTTAGCTATAGCCAACATCTGTTCAGGAGCCATTTCCTGCTGATACTTTTCTACGAAATCTACGAAATTCATACCTATACAAATTAAAAGTTTATGATGTTGCAAAGATACGAATATCTTAAACGCAGCACCATAAACTCGCAGATATTTCTGTAGCTATCTGAATATCAGACAAATACAGTTACGATAAAAACACCTCCTTTCTTTATTCGTCCTTAAATTTAGTTCTCTTCTCTCCACCCCTCGTCCAGATGTCGTTTTTCTTGCGTTTCGCCACCTTTCCGATAACGTCATTTTCGTAAAGTTCGGGCTTATTCTCCCTACCTTGGGTCTCTGAAGCAACACCACCATTCGGGTTGCCACCTTGGCTAGCATCAGGTTTCCCATTGCCATACCATTTCTGATTATTCTCCTTGTCTGCTATCATAATTATAAATTATTGATTATACATTATTAATTATGCCGCCAATGGTGGGTTCTGTCCGTCAGGACTCACCCCCTGACCGCTCATCATCTGCTGCAACATCGCCTGAGCCTTCGGATTGCTCTGTGATGCCTGAGCAACTTGGGCTTGAAGCTGAGGAGAGAATCCTTGTGGAGTCTCACCATTCTGAATGGCTTGCTGGTTGGATGCAACCGATTGCAGCAACTCCTCTCCAAATGGGAAATCTCCTACTTGCAGCAACTGCTCCAGCGTGATAGCCTGATTCTGCCACAAAGTCATAAGGAACTCATTTGCCATCTGTCTGTATACTGGAGTAGCCGTACTTTCCGTGATGTTGATGTCAAACTCAACGTCTCGTATCTTCTTAGGGTCGTAGTGTACAATCTGTCCTGCCCTACCCACAATATTGAAGTTACGAGCCACGTCATAGTACTGCTGCATATTCTTCACGGTCTTGTAAGCACCATCAATGATAAACTGGCTGAAAGTCTCCAAAATATCAAGCAGCGACATGGTAGCATTCTGTGTCTGCTGGGCATAAAGCGAACCGCTCGTACCTGATACTCCTGGTTTACCTTGCAAGGCTCCGTTCACTCCCGATATATCCTCAAAGAACTTCAACTGATAGCTGAGCAAATCACCGATACCGATGTTCGTAGAGTTATTCGCCACTTGCTGAGGAACCTGACCGCTCTTGTTTGGCTTGTATCTCACCACACCATTGAACCTACTCCACTCATCGCAGAAATCATCCCAACTCATATCATCAGGAAGACAATCCTCAGGACAGAGCAGCACACCCTTGGCACTCGCCCTCATGATGAAGTCATACATCGTGATAAGTCGGTTCACGTATCTCTGCTGGTCAATCACATCTTCCACGAAGCTGTGAATCTCGCCATCAATAAACGGATAGAACTTAAAGCAGTATGGATGCTCACCATGAGCATAAGGGGTCTCGCCTTCTCTCAGAATATCACCGAAAGGAGAAAGGTAGTAGAAATGCCAGTAGTCATCCATAAACCACTCAGCTTCAATCAGAGGAATATCCTCTTCCAGCATGCCAGCAGCCAGACCTCGTCTGATTCTGTCTCTGTTCTCTGCATCTACAATATCAGCCTTATCCTCAATATCAATCTTGAAATCGTCACCATTATTGTAATCATGGCATCGGTACCTTGGCTTACTCTCCTTTCGCCAAACCTCAATCACTCGGCAGAGCGAAGGGTTGGCAGGATTCATAAAGTCGATAGTCTTAGGGTCGAACTCACCGAATCGCTGGGTGCAGTCTGCAATCACGAAATCTCGGTTAGCCGCCAACCGGTATATCTCCTTCAACTTACGAGCCTCAGCAGGAGACTTGGCAAACTCTCTCAGCACGTTGCCGATGGTAATGTCATGCACCTCACCCAAACAACTCACGTCCCAACCACGGAAATCCCTCATATTATTGTCTATGAAGAAATTGTTCGGGTTCACGTAGTCCGTCCAGCAATCCAACCTACCTCTTCGCCATCCATACTTTTTCTTATAGATGGCAGCGCCGCTTATCAGGAACTCTTCCATGGTTCGTGCATCCAGTTCCGTCTCTCGGTTCAGTTGTCGGTTACATTGCAGCACCACGCTCATGGTCTCACCATATCGCTTCTCATCCTTATCTCTGGCATTGCATGTAGGTTCCTTGCTCTGAGAGCGATACACACCCAGCACATTCTTCACCAATCTACGGATAAGGTTGTTCTTCAATGGTTCGCTACCCTGCTCACGGATATAGTCTTCCTCCTTGATACGCTTTTTAAAGCCACACTTGCTTTTGAACTCAATGGTATCTCCCCACTGGTCTCCATAGCAATATCGCTTGTTTCTCTGTCTTCGCTTTCGGAAGTTATCCATGTTATTGTAATATCGCTGAGCCTCCAGCAAGATAGAGAAGGCACGCTCGTATGGCTTGTCAAATCGGTTCTTGGATGCCTTTACGCTATCCAGTTCTTCTTTGTCAAGCACCTTGCTCAACGATAGCAGTTTGGTTTCTTTTTTCTTCTTTGCCATAATTTATGATGTTGTAGGTTCAACAATATGCGCCAACTGTCTAGCCACTCCAAGGAAACCGCTTGCAGTATCGGTATCGCCAAGGCTGATACAAGTGAGATAGCCAGCCATGTATAAGATGGCATCTTTCAGGACGGAAGGCAAACTGATATTCTGTTCGCTAGTGATAGATGGAACCTGAACGTAGATGAATGCCAATGTAGCATCCTGCTTTTTGCTGGTATACAGTTCGATACTCTTGCCGTTAGCCGTATGGACGATAGCCGCAACTGGTCGTTCAGGATTTCCCCTCACACCATATTTGCAGTTCTGATACTTGTAGGCATCATCACTCTCTGATATGATTTCGGCAGGACGGTTCCAGCCTTCTGCCTTCACAGAAAGGATTCTCAGCATATCAGTAGGCAAAACCATCTTACCCACGTAATAGCCGTTGCTATCCGTCCACGTTACAGCATTCGTACACGAAGTACCTTCCACCATATCCTCAGGAGCATCCGAAAGAATGATTCTTGCTGCATCTACGATTTTACTCTCAATAAGTTCTGCTTGCGAGAGTGTATCAGAATCGTCAGGAGCCAGCAAGCCAGCAGACTCTTGGTTTCTATCCAAGAGCACCTTCACCTCTTTCACTAAATCAGATACAGCATATTCTACCATTACTCCAAACCTTCTAGTTCAACACCCTTTTCCTTGGCAATAGCCAAGATGTCTTCCTTGGTCTTCATCTTAGAACGGCTCACACCGAAGGTCTCAGCCAGATAGTCCTTGGCATCCTCAACGTCTGTCACTACGTGGGTCTTCTTCTCGTCAGCCACCTTCTTCTTTGCCTTGGCAGCAGCCTTCTTCTTGGCTTCCGCAGCTTCCTTCTTCTCGTCAATACTCTCCACCAAGAAGAACTTGTCGTTGAACCAATAATGAGACTCGATAGCCTTCTGTACCTTAGGGTCTCTTGTCATATAGACACTACTGCCCGTGCTCTTACCCTCAAAGTTAATGCGCATCCGCTCATTACCTACCATAACGCTGAATGCCAAATCAGTACCTGCTTGATATTTATTAAACATGATTATACCTTATTATATATATGTGTTACTAAAAAAGGGATGGGGCTAGTGCCCACACCCCTCACTATTTAATGAATAATTTGCAATTCTGCTTGCTGTTAGACAGTAGCCTTGGTTTCCTCTGTATCAGAAGTGTCATCTGTAGCAGGAACCGCAGCAAGGCGCATACGAGCATGTGCCTTAGGGTACTTCAAGTACAGACAAGCTACCTCCTGAATAACTACTGCATCGGTGTTACGGATGCCAGCCGCCTTCAAGTCGAGCACGTTTCGTGTCCAAGACAAGTGTACTCGCTTAACCAAGAACTCAGGGTCAAGGGCAAAGCCGCAGTCACTCATACCGAAGAGGTCGAACAACTCTGAGTGAATCATCAGCACCTCACCGAAGTCGGTCTCCCAGCTCTTGAACTTCAACTTCCAAATATCAACGGTGTCCTTCAAACGGAACTTGTCGGAATCAATCTTACTGAATGCGCTCACGAAGTCAGAACCAGCGATTATTACCTTGCGTTTGTTGCCGATACCAGTACCAACAAACAAGTCCTTAGAAATGTCAACCAACTCCAAGTCGGTAATCACTCGCTCATTCTTGTTATAGCCCTTCTTAATATCGTCAGCAGTAGCAACATGACCTACCTCAATATCCTTACCAGCCATCCACCAGATACCCTTGGTAAACCACTGGGCAGAACCATCCTTGATTTCGTGCTTGATGCAAGCCATATCACCGAAGAGATAAGTACCCTCCATCGCAAGACGCATATCATAGATGCTATCCTCCTCAATGTCAGAGAAGTCCCAATCCACTCGCTTAGCAGCAATCTTGTCGAAGGTGGTCTGCTCGACCTGAATCATGAAGTTCTGACAATACTGAACCTCATTAGAAGGAAGGTTGTTGAAACGACCCGTCTGAACGTCCATTTCGCCACAACTCTTTGCCATACGGATAAGTTTCTGCCCCTTCTGCAAGGCTGGAATACCGATAGCCTGCTTATTGACCAACTTACCATTTACAGCATACACAATCGGATAACCTTCTGTGTCCTTACCGCAAACGCAGAGTTCCAAATCAGGAGTAGGAGCATCAGTAATGGTAGAATATGCAACACCCTTATAGTTGGTAATCGCCTTCACACCTACAACTCGGATGGTATCATCCAGCGTAAACATGGTAGGGTCTTCTACCTTCAATACCATAGATGTTCCAGTACTCTCCTCCGTTGTTTCCTTCACGGTAGTCTTGATAGGGCGTGTGCCGATACTCCAATACTCAACTACAAACGAGTTGGCAGACTTGGTTGTCGCATAGCGTGAAATCTGGTCAACTGGAGTAGCCATCGGGCGAATCTTGGTAATCTTCTCATCAATGTCGTTCAGGTAATACTCCGTGCCATTCTCGTTAAAATGCTCACGTCCCTGAGTCTCGCTCTTGATACCTTCACTCTGTCGAGCAGCACCGCCATTGCCAGCCTCACCAGCAGCAGGAGCACCACCAGCCTCAGCAGCAGAACCACTCTCGGTACTACCGCCATCAGGCAGATTTGCCGCCTCAGCCATGATAACCTGACCATTCACTCCAAAAATAACTGCCATTACCATAATAAAGATGGAAAACAGCCGATTAAATGTACTTTTCTTCATTGTTATTCTGAATATTAATTAAACATTATATATTATCTTTTCACCTTGTCGAATTATCGAATGTGTGTTCTCCTCTCGTTGCCACGCTCCCAGACGTTACCCCTTCGTGATACCCTGCCCACAGCACCAAGGTCAGGCTGGTTATCCGTCTGCTTGGTCTCTGCATTGGCAGAATCAAGGTCGGCAGTACCATCGCCCTTCTTTCTCAGTTCAAGGTTCTTTACGTGCTTGCTGTTCTTGCCACGAACCTCTCCCTCATGGGCTGCATCAGCCACATCAGTATCATGGTTCTTTGCCTTGATGAAAGCAGTAATCATTTCCTCTGTAAACTTGCCAGTCACCACATTGCGCATAGTCTGAAAACACTGGTCGATGGCATCGTTCACAGCTTCCTCGCCATACTTCTCTTCCAACTTGTCGAACACCTCATAGCTGGAAGGCATGTTCTTGTCATACTCCTCCTGCAATTTCTTGCCGTTGGCAACATTCTGCAAGAACTCCGACTGAGCCGATGCAATCTCATCCGCATTGTCAGGGTCTGAATAGTAATCAATGGCATCCTCGCCATGGGTACGAATCAACTCAGCGTAAGGACTCTTGCCAGCCTTCATCGCTTGCAGGAAGGTAGCCGCCTCAGGGTCGCTACCCAGCCAATCGCCCATCGCCTTCTCGTTATCCTTATACCCCTGCAAAGCCTTCTGGTCAGCATCATAATCATCGTTGATGGCTCCATACATAGCTTCATCATCCGCATACTCAGTTTCAGGATGGCGGGTCTTCAAACGCTCCAAAGCCAAGTCTCTCTTGGTCTTGGTGTCTTGCTGTTTTGCAGCACCAGCATTCTGCTCAATATTTGTATTTTCGTCCATATATATATGTGTATATTTATAAATCAATGCCCAAAATTAATGCTTTTTTCCGATTTTCATCTTTTATCCGTTAATTTAGTCTAATCGGATGCGACTAATTCAATACTTTTTTGTATATTTGCAGTGTCAGATATGAAATATAAGGATTCACGATGCTATTTTATAGAGGAACGTGATGCTGATTTATTGAGGGCTTACAAAGAAATTATTAATGTAAGAGACAATATCAGACTCTCAGAGATTGAGGAAAAGCTAGCCCAATCTCCGAGCAGAAGATTTTGGGTTTCAGAAGACCGTGCTTATATAGTCATATTAGACTTGCTGAAAGGAAAACCTCTTGATAATATGATACCTACCAGAAAGGAAATGTATCAGGAGATTTTCAGACGATTCCAGATTCATAAGAGTAATGAGCCATATCTGAGTAATATGGATATTATCAAACGTGTATGTGCTGAAAAAGCACCCAGTTTCTATTTGACTCCTCAAAGCATACACGTAATTCTTAGCAGGGTGAGAAAGGAGGAGAAGCAAAGATGCTACGAGAGACGAAAGAGAAGATTGCGCTTTATGCTGGGTACATTATAATAATGTGTATCACTTTTCTTGGATATGATGGCATGGGTCTCTTTGACGATTGTTCTATGCAGAACCGACTAAGCTACCCTTTCTTTCATCAGAACATCTTTCATGCAGCCATCAACCTTTATGTTTTCCATCAATGCTACCGAGCCATCCCTTGTGGCATCGGTCACTTGGTGGCATTCTATCTCATAGCCATCAGCTATCCCTTCACCTCATCCATACCTATCATCGGTCTAAGCGGCTTTATCTATGCTTACATGGGCTTTATCGCCCCATACGTGGAGAATAAGGTAAGGTACAATCTCACCATTCTCCTATATATCTGTGTTGGAATCTTCTTCCCTTGCATGGCAGTTGGAGTCCACATCTATTGCTATGTACTTGGTCTGTTGTGGGGTTATCTAAACGCACCGCTATGCCAAGACAAGTAACCGCCAAACTGACTGATGCTGTAGACAAACATGTATTGGGCATCCTGAAGGAGAACGAGAAACGCATCAAGGAAATCAACACACCCTTCAATCCCATCAAGGGTGAAGGTTGTGGAGATAAGCGATTCCTGCTCTTCCTTCCTGATTTTCCGATTCAGAGACAGCAGCTTCCAGTTTCCATGAAGAAGATTCCGCTCGTCAAGATGCTCATCGAGTTTGGTAGCTGCAAGGCGGTAATCGAGGAACTGCACAAGGATATAGACGAGCCGTACAACCTAGAGGAAGAAATTGAGCAACTGGTGGAGCAGTTTACTCGCATCAGGATGAAACACGACCCCTTCTTCTTCTTTGCGACATTCATCTATATCAAACCGAAAGGTGGAGGTCTCCCCTTCCGTTTTGTGCTCAGAAGACCGCAGCGCAGACTGCTCAGGTGGCTGGAGGAGCGAAGAAAGAAGAATCGCCCTATCCGTCTCATCCTGCTAAAAGCCAGACAATGGGGAGGTTCTACGGTTATTCAGATGTACTTCCTCTGGCTGCAACTCATGTGGCAGAAGGGTCTCAACTCGCTCATCGTGGCTCAGGTGAAGGACACAGCAGAGACTATCCGAGGAATGTTCGAGGAAGCTCTGAAAAACTTCCCAACCAAGTTCCTCTACGAAATGGGAGAAGCGTTCTCTGAGAACGAACCGAAGTTTGTTGGAGTGGGAACATCAGGCAACGTAAAGAAGGTTCCTCAGCGATTCTGCAAGATTAAGGTGGGTTCCATGGAACGACCATTGTCAGCCAATGGTGAAGACTACAACTTAGTTCACCTTTCCGAGGTTGGTTTGTGGAAAAAGACGGATGGTAAATCTCCTGAGGAGGTGGTGCAGAACGCAACAAATGGTATTTTGTACCGACCATACACGATGATTGCCTATGAATCCACCGCCAATGGTACTGGCAACTTCTTCCACAAGGAATGGCTTGCCGCCAAAAAGGGACAATCTCAGTTTGAGCCGTTCTTCGTTCCTTGGTTCGAGATATACGATATGTATCATCTTGAATTTGAAAGCAAGAAACAGAAGGTAGAGTTTGCCAAATGGCTATATGAGAATCGCAATAATACCAACACGATGTCCGACCGAGAGGAGCCATGTACCTATCTTTGGAAGTTATGGACACTGGGTGCTCCACTGGAAGCCATCAACTGGTATATTGCCGAGCGCAAAAAGTTCACCGACCATGCCGATATGGCTGCTGGCTACCCAACCGATGATATTGAAGCATTCAAGCATTCAGGAGCCAAGGTGTTTGCCGAAGACAAGGTTGACAAGTTCCGAAAGGGATGCCGAGCACCTAAGTTCATCGGTGATGTTTATGGTGATGGCTACAAGGGCAAGAAGTGTATGCAGAATGTCCGATTCTGTGAAGACAAGCAGGGGCAGTTGTGGATATGGAGCAAGCCTGAGACCTTTGATGATTGCAAGGTGATAAACCGCTATCTGGTCGTAGTGGATATTGGTGGACGTAGCAAGAATGCCGACTGGTCTGTTATCTGTGTCTTCGACCGCTATTGGATGATGGAAGGTGGCAAGCCGTATGTGGTAGCCCAATGGTATGGGCATATTGATATGGACTTGCTGGCATGGAAGGCGGCTCAGATAGCCAAATACTACAACGATGCTCTGTTGGTGATTGAATCCAACACCTTGGAAACGAAAGACAAGGAGCACATCTTGGAAGGTGGTGACCAGTCTGAGTTCATCCTGAATCAAATCAAGGACGTATACGACAACCTCTATGCACGCAAGCAGAGTGAATCAGACATCAAGAATAAGGTTCCAGTGAAGTACGGATTCCATACCAATGTAGCAACCAAGCCAATGGTTATCTCAGTATTGGTTCAGGTTATCCGTGAACAACTCTATGTAGAGCGAGACGATAGATGCTTAGATGAATATCTCACCTACGAGAAGAACGGAACCGTATATGAGGCAGCAGACGGAAAGCACGATGATTTGCTCATGACTAGAGCCATCGGACTCCACATCTGTTTCAACGAAATGGAAATGCCAAAGATGATACAGATTCAGGCAAGAGTAATGAGAAGAAAGGTTTCTGTTTCGGCAGCAACCATCATATAGTTTCAAACAATTAATAATTATGATTATGAAAGTAACAAAGATTTTCAAGCGCATCAAGTGCGAAATCATGTACCGCCAAGCTACGGCTAAGGCAGACTACGCATACAAGAAGAACAATGGTGAAATCTTCTACGTCCTTCCTACGCAGAAGGGCAACCTCATGATTATGAACCGCTCACTCTTCGAGGCATTCAAGAAGACAAAACTGGTAGACAACGACATGAAGGTCAGAGACCTCTTCAAGGATTGTGTCTATCATACCAACTGCAAGAGCAAGAAAGGCAAGCTAAGCCGCAAGCGCAAATTTCTCAGATGGAAGGGCTTAATCTAAAATTTTTCTGCCCTAAATAAACGGATAAAAGGTAGGTAGAAAAATTTCTGCCTATCTTTGCCTATTATTAATAATGTATACGTATATGGATATTTATAAGATTGTTAAAGGCAACAGCTTCGACCTTTTCATCAAGCTTCAGAAAGCCTACATCAGCAAGAATAAGCAGATGTTGGAAGATATTGACGTAGCTGCCATCAGTAATCTAGAAGTACACCTTACTGATGCCTTTGGAGAATGTGTAGCAAAAATGCCTTTTGTTCAGAGCGGAACAAATAATAGTGAAGTAGAACCGAGTGATATTTGTGTCAAGTTTCCACCATTTCTAGAGGAAGGGTTATATGGCATTACCATTCGTGGTAAGTACAATGGAAATGACATCTGTAGCATCGAGCACCGCCTTTTCCGTATCGTGGAGCGAAATGGCAAGTCTCATATTCCTCTCGGCATCGTAGAGGGTGAAATGGGAGGTATGTACAATGCGAAGTACTGGATAGAACTGAACAATCAGAATGATGCTGATGTGGACGATACAAATGTATATCTGGAAGCGTCACCTTCTGTTATTGCTTATGATGGAACAGAACACACCATTAAACTCTCATGGCAAATTAGGAAGAATGGTATTGATACTATTCCCGACAATATTAAGATTATTGACGGAAGTAATATCATTGAACCTAAGACAACTGATACGTCAGCCAATGTTTCACGTTCACAAGTAGGTTCATACGCTTTCCATATCATAGTCACGCTGAACGGAAAAATATATAAAGCAACTGCTTTTGTTACAATAGGTGCAAAGACTATGTATGGTGCATCATCTTTATCAGATGCAAACGAATTAGACCTATCTGTACTGAACGGAAGTAATACTTCTTTGGTCAATCAGACGATAACGGTTACTACAACAGATGAAAACGATGTAGTTTGGTTTATTTCAGACACTCCATTACAATTCATTCAGGGAAACATCGAAGCTGATTTCCACGAAACGATTATTGGTGCATTATATTATTATAATTCAGACCCACTTATTGCTGGTGACAATACTTATACAATAAAAGCAAAATAAATATGGTAAAATTAGGTAGTACGCTAGAATCTTCAAGAAAAGACAAAAGGCTAGCAAATTCAGATAATATATACGATAAGAGACTAGGCAAAATGCAGGAGGAAATCAACCAAGAGGTTTCTTCTCTATCTCCAGTTGACGAAGAAGACCTTACTAGGTCATTCAATGAGAACGGACGTTCTGTAACCAAATTTGCAGACCGTTCATATTCTCCTCAGAATTTCAGCGGTAAAGGCTACAAGATTCTTCGCAAAAATATCAAGCCAGTCTCTCTTGCCGTAACAAAAATAGTAGTATCATCTGTTCCAACATCAGATGGCTACCTTGCCTTCATTATAAATGGTGTAGAAAGTCATGTAGACGTTGTTGCATCATCTGATACGACAACGGATAAAATCGCAGAAAAGATAGCTGCAAAATTTCGGGAAACCATGACAGAATATGAAGTATCTAAATATTCTTCAACAATTACCCTTACCCGAAAGTTTGGTGGTTCCGTAACTCCTTCTTCATTCTCTGCAAGCATTACTGGTGTTGTATGTACTGTTACTGATAGTTCTAAAAGAGAATCTAGAAATATCATAACAAAAGGTATGATTAATCAATCTAATACTATTTATGAGATTAGATATGATTTTGATTTAAATGGAGTTAATTTGGCATTACCTAATTATTCTACATTAAAATTTTGTGGAGGAAGTTTAAAAAATGGTAGTTTAAATTTATATAGATGTAATATTCAAGCACCAAAACAAAATCAAATATTTGATAATGTTATTATTTTTGGTACAACTATTTACCCAGAATGGTTTGGGGCAAAAGGAGATGGTTCTTCAGATGATTCTGATGTATTTAATTATATAGGTAATTTGTATGTTAATATAGAACTACAACCTGGGAAAACCTATATATTGAAAAAAAATGTAAAAATTATACAAAGTAGTACTTCTTTTTATATTCCTAATTATACAACAATTAAAGCTTCAGATGATTTTTCAGACACTATATTGTTAACTTTTAGAGGAAGAAATCCGTATGGTTTATTTGGTAATAAAATATATGGAAATGGACTTATAGATGGAAATTGTAGAGCATCTATAGGAGTCAGTGTAGCAGGCTCAATAAATGCGTTAATTTCTGATATTCAAATAAAAGATTGTAAACAAAACGGATTAAGATGTAGGTTAGATAGCAACTCTGAACAATATGGTTATAATGGTTCTGTCGTTGTAAATAATTTAAGGGTTTATAATGATAATATTGTTGGTAGTAATACAGGAATAAGTATAAATTTGCCTGATTCTTATTTAAGTAATAGCGTCATAAAAGGATATAATGTTGGACTGTCAGCTATATCTTCATGTACAATAAGTAATGTTCATGTATGGGATTGTGATACGTATGCAACATGTTACGGAAGCCCTTTTTTTCAAAATGCCTATTCTGATGGATGTAAATTGGTATTCGATTTAGTACAGTCTGGAAATGTAAATTGTAATGGTCTTTATTGGTATAACAATAGTGATGTTGAAAATGAAAAGTCTTTAGCTGATATTCACAAATCAATATGGTCCACTTTACAAGTTACAAATATTTATGAACAACCAAATAAATCATATAATTTAATAAAGACGAAAGAATTTGCTAGACAATGTTCTTTATTTATTGAAAATGAAAAATCAACAGCTTTTAGAAATTATGATTATCCTGTAAATGTTTCTTCTCAAGAAACATTTTTTAGGGAAAAACTGTTTAATATATATCAATGGAATAAAGAAGGAATCTATTATGTCACATCATTCACAAATCAAATAAAAAGAGAATTTTCATTTTGGAAAGTAGATGATTATAATAGTATTTTTATTGTAAAAATAAAAAGTCTTAACAATGATACATGTCTTCAAGATATAACATTTATAAGTTCTGGACAAATATCTAATGTTTTAAGACTTGTAAAAAATAGTGTTCCAAATTATTTATCTATTACAACAAGTTCTGATTCTATAATAAATGATACAAGTTGGTACTTAATAGGAAGTATATATACAGATAAAGATAATAAAGTTCCTTATATTTTTTTAGGTGAGAAAAAGAGAATTTTATATACAGATAATTATAATAATAAAGGAACATCTGTGAATCGTCCACAACTAGTTTCAAAAAATGAAGGTTTTGAATATTATGATACTACTCTCAAAAAGAAGATTCTTTGGAATGGTACTGATTGGGTAAATATGGATGGCTCTCAACTATCTTAAAATTAGAAAGAAAAATTTAATATAAAGGATGAGTCAAAAGATTCATCCTTTTCTTATGCACCAAGTAGAAACAGCATTAATCATACACCTTGAAGAACTTCTCGCACAAACTCCCCATCATATAACATGGCTCCTCGCTCAGCATATTTATTCCATCCTGCTCACAGATATGCGATACCACATGAAGAAGCTCATGACCTATTGTATTGATGATGCTGCCATCTGATTCACACTCCCCAATGGCAAGAACGCTCCTTCTTTCGGATAGGTTGGAATAGGTCAGACCTCTGTCTGCACTCTCCTTGGTTAGATGTTCGTAGGCTTCAGATAACGGATTTCCGTTGCAGCCAATATCCGAAAGAGCATGGCATATCTCATCGGCATCAGGCGGCTGATAACCTATGAAACATACTATGCTCCAATCGTACTTCGGGAGTTCAATCACTATTCTCATCATAACACATCTTCCCAAGGGATAGGTACTCCATTATGGCAGCAGTCGGCATAGAATCGGTTGAAGATGAAACCATCCTTCTGGTCGGCATCATCCACCATATCCTTGATAAACTGGGCTAGCTGCTCCTCATCCTTGATGGAAGACTTGTAGAAGTCTGCCCTAGCCATATTCGCCACATATACATGGTCATAGCCAGCCTTATTCTTTACCTCAATTCCCTGACCAAGCAGAAGGGAATCCACCTTCTCCTTATCCCAAAACGAGACACTTACATCACGCTTGGAGGAAGGGTCATACTTGTACATCAGGCTCACCGCCCACTCGCACATCTTCTTGCTGAAATGATAGCCATTGTATCTGAGATAAGAAACCATTCCCTCAGGTTTGAGGTCATACATATCCAATGGCATTCTGCATTTTCCCATATTGCTGAATATTAAAGGGAGTCTGGTTCCGACATAAATGTCAATACCAAAACTCCCAAGTTAAACACTAGCGACCGCCACCATTGTAGCCGCCACCACCTCTTTCACCATAGCGGTTCGGGTAGTTCCAATCATCGTTGACGTTGTTGAATCTACGTCTGTTCTCACGCTCTTCACGTTCCTCACGTTCTCTTCTCCAATCGTCACGATAATCAGGCATACGCTCACCCATACGCTCCTGCTTCATCTTTTTCAGACAAGACATAGCCTTGCTGCCAAAACCAAGCATAGACTCGATGTTGTCATACAAATCATCGAACTTATCTTCTGTAATCTCAATCATTACCATAATCTTATGATTTTAAGTGAATAGATAGGAGATTACTTGCTCATGGTCTGCTGGAGCCATCCCATCATCTTGTCAATCTTGCCCTCAATGCCTGAAACCTTACCTTCCAGTTTATTGATTTTCTCGGTCTGTTCCTTATCCTTGGCTATCTGGGGGTTGAGTTGCTGTAGCATTCCCTCACAAGATTCTACTACCCTCTTGTTGTAATCTACGCTCTCCAGTATCGCCTTGGATTGTCTCAGCATGGCATCCACCTCTGCACTCATGGCATCCTTATTGTCGCTAACAACAAGGTTCTTGTCGTTGGCTATCTGTCCGTTTGCTGGCAGTTGCTTGAAATCCACTTCCTCGTCACCCAGCTTCACCTTCACGTCCACTACGGTCTCCATAGGCTGAGGAGTAAAGCCGTTGTTAAAGGTAGGGTATTTCGTCTGAGGATTGCTTACTGAAACCACCTGACCGATTCGCAAGTTCGGGTTCTCGCCCTTGTCTAGGACATAGAATAAAGAATTAGTTCTTAAACCTTGAAACATAATATAATCTCCTATTATCTATTCTTGTTAAACAATACCCGACATCATCTGTAGGGTGTTAGTATCTCTCTCAAACCAAAACTGATAAACACCAGTTCCCGAAATGTCTGCAACCGTCAATGGTGCGCCATTATACTTGGTCACAGCCTGAGAACTTCCGTTGGTCTCGAAAAGGATAGGCAGCGTACCAGTCGTTCCAGTCGGAATAGCCTGCATCAGGTTCACGAAAATCGTTCCTCTGTAGCTGGCATTCAGGAAGGCGTGGTTTTTGAACGAGAAAACAACATTGTTGGTGTTCACAACCACGCCCGTAGAAGCGATAGCTGCCGAACCATTACGATTCACCCTTGTATATGGTCTTAACCAAAACATAGCAGCCTCCTTTCCTTATTAACCCCAGAATCCTGCATTGTTAGCAGCGTTCAAACCATACAAGCCAGCCTGATAAGCCACGCAGTTAGGAACCGCAGTAAATGGGCTATAAGGAGTAGTCACGGTCTCAGGCAACTTACACTTGATACCAGCCACCTCGTTCTGCAAGCCAGCCAGTACCTGATTGATAGGAGCCACAGCCTGACCCACAATCTGAGAGGTCATAGCAGAAGACTTGAATGTGCTGTTCTCTTCACGAAGAGCATCAATCTTGTTCTGTAACTCTCTCATTTCAGCTTGCTTTTGTCCGTCAACGATAGTCTGAGTGCTATCCTTGATAGCGTTGTGCAAGTCACAAGTCTGTCTCTGAGTCTCGTAAGCTACGTTGGCGAAACCACGCTCCTGACCAGTAGCTACATTGTTGATGGCATTCTGCAAGGTTCCAGTCTGCTGGCAGATAGCCAAGCGGTTCTCGCAGCAGCAGTTTGCAATCTGCTGAGCAATCTGCATATTACCCTGCTGCAAGGCATTGATAGTCTGCATACCGCTCATACCAACCTGATTACCTACACTCTGAACCTGAGAGGTCAAGGCAGAAATAGCACTCTGAATCTGACCTTCTGTGCAGTTCAACTGGGTAGCCAAATTGCTGAGTGCATTGCGATTGCCACCGATGGCATCCATCAGGAGACCACGACCATAGTCATTGTTAATCTCGTTTGCGAGACCACCACGACCATTATTGCCGAAACCTCCCCAGCCGTTACCTCCCCAGCCCATGAGGAAGAAAAGGAAGATTACCCACATGAACCATCCACCTTCGCCACCGAAACCATTGTTTCCCTTCATGGCAAGGAGGACATTAGGGTCTACACCCTGCTTCTGGAGCAGAGGTGCAAGAAGACCGAGCATCCCATTGTTAGATGTAGAGCCTTCATTTCCGAATACATACGTTTTACTTTCCATATTATCCTGAATCTTTTGTTAAACATTAATTGATTAATACTACGTAACGTTACGAGCACAAAGTTACGAATAATATGGATAGATATAGATAAACTCGTAAAAGATTATATAAGTGCTTGATAAATAAAGATTTATGGTTACGGAAAAGGTCGTAAATATATAGGAGGGGCGATTGCGTCTCTCCTATATATATAATGTGTAGCGATTACTAAAGGTGGATGCCGTACTTTCGTGATAGCTTGTGGAAGAAAGCCTTCTTATTGGCAAAGTATCGGATAAGAGACTTATTCCACTTCTTTTCATGCCCGAACTGGTCGTGGATGCCTTCGGGTATCTTGCCATCGTGAACATACTTTTCAAAGGATGAGATAGACTTGCCCATTTCGTGAGCACACCATCCCTTGTTGGCTTGCGTATCATTCATCATGGCAGTAAGGAGTGCCACAAGTTCCATATCTCCTTCCGACAGACCGCAAGGGATAGGCTTGCCCTCTGCTTGGGCAACTGCTGATTCATGTGCCTTATCTGCGAGAGCACGAAGTCCAGCTTCGATGATGCTGTAATTTACTAATTGCGACATAAGCGTATAAAATTAAAATGAGTGTAATCAGGAACATATCACAATAGTACATATTATTTGTGATAACGATAGAGCCAAACATGATGTGTATCACATTGACTCCTGCGATATAGAGTATCGGGATGCGCCACTCTACACACAATCTGTGCAACACCTGACCTTTCCAAAGAGAAATCGGGTAAAGAATGTAAGTGATGAAGTAGAAGAACCAGACTGGTTCCTCATTCTCTTCGTACCATAGTGTTATCTCCATCTTGTTGTCATAGAACTGAGATACACCATACCATCGCATAAGCATGACCAATATAGGCGCATACTTGAAATAAAGCAAGTCCGTCTTAATCTTGCTTCGTTCAGGGAGAAGTTTAGTAATCTCTCCAATTAACTTCTTGACTCGTAGGTCTTCGTCTTCTTCTTGTCTCATAAGCCATTGTTTTTTTAAGTTTATATGTTTGAGATTCTTTTGCTGATTTAATCAAAAATTCTTAGAGGTAGCAAATATAATAAGAAACTAGTAAACAGATACATTTACGCACAACTTTAAAAGTTAAACTTTATAAATATTTACAGATTGATAGATTTAGATGATTTTAATAGGCGATAAGTTTCAGATTAAAAGCAATTATCCCCCGAAAGCCTAGCACTTTCAGGGGATAGTCATATATGTATTACTTCTCAGCCTTCGCCTTCTGGTTATCTTACCTTGGATTGCAGTTCACTGAACTTCTCTCTTTCGGCACGTATCTGTTTCAGGATTGTCTGCTTGGCATCATATCCGTCAGCAGAAACCAGTTTTTCCTTCAACTCCTTCATCTTCTTGCCATACGTGGTATATTCAGATTCCAAATCCTTGTATGCCTTGAAGTATGGATGCTTACTCATAAAGATGTACTTCATTGCATCTGTCTGCTCGTTATACTCGTCATTCAGGGCAGCATATCGCTTGTTGAGAACTTTATTGTAGGTACTGATAGCGTTATCTTCTGCCACATCGATAGACATCTTTACTGCATCGTAAGCCTCTTCGCTAGGTTCCTTGCCCTTCTTCTCTTGATTCAGACCTTCCTTAGCTATTTGCTCGTCAGCAGCAGCATTGGCATCCTTGGTACGTTTCTTTTCAATCATATCCTTTAACTTTGTGTCAGAAGTAGTATCAAAGAACTCATCAGCCTTCTTCTTGTCATACTCGTCCCACTTATCCATCTTATCCTTGATTTTCTTTTCAAAGGACTTCTGATACTTGTCAACATAACCATTGAAGGTCTCGGCATCCATACCAATCTGAGAAAGGAGATTGTCACGATTGATTTGTCTCTCGGCATATCTCTTTTCCAGTTCTGCCAATGGGATTTTCTTGATGTCTCCACTCTTCAAACCAAGTTCATCCATATACAACTCACGGATGGTTTCCTCAGGAGCACTAATAGCCTTCAAGATACCTATCTGCCATTCCTTAGCCGTATTACCATTATCATAGTCTGCCTCAGCGAAAGCCTGATATAATGCTCCCACGGTCTCAGGATTGAATCCTATGAGCGATTGAACTCCAAGCATACCCAACTTGTTTGCTACAGAATACCACTTCTGGTTTCCTATCATTGAATAGATGTTAGCCAAGTCAGATGTAGCTGGATTAATGTAAAGGTTCTGCCACTTGAACACCTCTGGGTCAAACGTTGGTTTGCCATCCTCCACCTTCAATCCTGCATTGAGAATGTTCGATGCAAACGGAATCACATAGTTGTCAGACAAAGATGTGGCAAATCCTTTGAGCACAGCTTCCTCTATCATATCCTTCTTCTTATCATCATCATCGCCAGTGAGCAAGTAAGGAAGTACCTTATATAAAGCCCAAGAGACAGGAACGAGAGTAGCGAAGTTAATCAATCGCCCGATGCTCTGTCTGAAAGTTCTGTTGTATGTAGCCTTGGCTATAGCCCTTGCAGTATTCTCGTCAAGTCCATCCTCTTCCATGATTTGTCGGGTCATAGACTCAATGAGTGTAGTTTTATGCTTTCCACCCCAGAAGTCATAGGTTCTCGCCAGTCCTCGGCAAGCCTCAATCTGCATACGACCATAAGCAAAATTGGCATTCTTGAAGAGTGAAAGAGCGGCAGACGCATAGGTTCTATCCACCTGCATAGGCGATAAGTACATACCACCAGAAGACTGCTGTGTCTTGTTGTATGCAGCCACAGCCTTATAATAAGCCTTCTCCTCAGCCTTCTCCTTTGGATAGCCTAGCTTGGTCAGGCGGTTCACCTCTGTTTCATAAACTGAGCGAGCACCTACAGCACAAGTTATTCCATCCACAAGGATATTTGGAGCCATACCTATCTTGGATATAGTCTTAGTCCAATCGTGCCACTTCTCCAGTTCATCAAGATACTGCCTCAGTTTCACATCGCCATAGGTCATATTCTCAACACGCTTTCTGAAATCAGGAATATTCTCCATCGCCCACTTCCATGAGCCGTAAGGGTTAACTCCATTCTTCACGAATCGTGTAAAGTCACACTCAGGAAGGAACACCGTTGCTGACTGACTCTGCTTGATGGCAGTCCACAAGCGACCCGAAATCTTAGCGACAGCGATACCACCCATGGCAGCAGCAATCCTGCTATCCATCATACCAGCATTCACCTTTGGCTTGTATGTGCCAGCAGCTATCTGTGCGGTCTGCTTGAACTCATCCCACAAGGTCTTACCACTACCATAAGCCACGGAACTCATATTCTGTACTTGGTTTCTGAAATGAGTGTAAGACAACAGCGTATTGATGTCTTGTCTGAATGGTAGCATTGCCGACCACTCCTCCATTTCCTGCAAATGGTTGAAGGCAACCTCAAAGGCATCGGCATTCTCTATATCAAGAGGAATCACATTCACCCTACGAGTAACAATAGCACCAGTAGATGTACCAGCCAACTGACTCATTGCATCAGAATCTTGATTCACATCTTCCTTAACGTTTCTTGCTCGGTTGTTAATGGCAAGAGGGAAATAGTTCTCCACCTCCTTCATAGGAGCACCGAAGTACTTAGTATGAGTAGCTTGGTATCTTCTCTGACATTCAGGAAGGTATTCATCCTGCAACCACTCACCCATAGCCTTCACTCTTGGGTCAAGATTTTCCTCGATTGCAGCCACATCTTCCTCTGTGATACCCATAGCACGGAGTTTCATTTCTCCATCAGTCTCCTTGTTAACGAGATAGATATAGAGCATCTGACCTTGTTTCAGGTGGATGGTTCGTTTGCCAGTCTCCTTGTTGGAGTAGTCAGTAACCTCAACGTCCATTTCCTTCATACCCTTACCATCAATACCTACCAGCTTCATAAACTTCTCCTTGCCGAACAGTTCCTTGGTCTTCTCATCAAGGGCATTTCGGTTCATTTCATTATATAGCTGTTCCTCATCAAGAGCATCTTGGTTCAGTTTCGTGAAGTAGTTGTATAAGTAACCCTCGCCATTTGCAGCTTTCTTACCGAAGAACTTCAAGAACTGCTCAAAGGTATAGGTGGAAGAGAATACTGCACGCTGCAAATCATTATTCACAAACTTCTTCTTGGCAGTTGTGGTATCATAATAGGTAGAATCCACACCTTCCAAATCCAAGTTGGCACGATGCAGGATTTCATTCTTGTGCTCAGCAATCTCCTCTCGGAACTCCTTTGCCCTACCCTTACTCTCCTTCACCATTCTCTGAATGTTATTCAGGAGATTCTCGTACATGGTAATGCGGTCAAACTTATTCTCAAAGAGTTTCTTTTCCAAGGACTTCAACAAATCCTTGTCTTCCTTTGTAGCATCCTTCTTATTCTTCAACTCGCCAATCTGTCTCTTCAACTCGGCAATATCGGCATCATTGCCGCCAATCTGCTGCTTATACATGATGGCAGCCTGAATGCCAGCCAGTCTGTAGTCATTCATTTCCACATTGTCTTCATTCTTGGCAGAATCTTCCTCAATGTTTGCGATATAGCTATCCAGAGACTTATCATCCATATTGATAGCCTTCTTATACTCGCTCATGAAAGCCTGACCCTTGGCATCAAGAGAACCCATCTTAATCACACCGCTCTGGTCTGCCCTTGCACCCTTGGTATTGATAAGGTTGTCGTAAGCAGTAGAGAGACGGTTGAGATAGTTTTCAGCAAGGATTCCCATAGCCTTGTCTAGGTACTTCTTTACGTCATTGGCTCCAGTGGCATTCTTGGCAGCAGAGAGAAGGTTGCCCACCTTACCCCTGCTCAATCCGTCACCCCATCCGATGTTGAGCATCTTTCTTACAAGGTCAGATACCGCCTTAACCGTTCTCTGGTCATAGTTCTTCTGATTCAGAACCGCTCTTCTGATATTACGAAGCTGCTTGTTCATATCCTCCAAGTCAACGGACAAATCAAAGTCCTTTGGCTTTGGAGCAGACTTCCAGAGTTCCTTCTTCTTGTTGTACTCCTCCAAGTCTTCTGAATAACCGATTTCTGTTGAATAGTTTTCACGATGAGGACGAACTGGTGGATAGGCATCAGGAGACAGACCATTGTCAGCCTTCCACTTGTCAAGTGCATCTTGGAACCCAGTCTGCTTAGGAGCAGTCTTCCATAAGTTCTGATTGCGAGTCCACTCTACCATTCTGTTGGCGTAATCAAAGATATTCTCGCCTTCCTTCATGATAGGTTTCTCCATAGGAACAGCACCCTTTTCTAAATGGTTCTTCTCCACCCACTCTTCCATCTTGCGAGCCACAGAGAGATTATCCATACGGAAAGTACGCTCCTCTGCCTTGTCAGCAGCAGCCGCACCACGCTCACCAGCGAGAGAGAAACGGATGTCTTTCTTGCGAGAATTGAAACGCTTGGAAGGAGGTATCACGTTGCCTTTATTATCATAAGTTATGAGGTCATTCAACTTACGATTATTCTTGGCATTCTTATATCGGTATTCCTTGCCATCATCAAAGCCGAACTCATTAGCATCATTGCCATCCCACCATAATTGATTTGCAGGAACCTCGTCTTCAATGATACGATATTTTCCTTCCAACCTATTGTCACCGTGCATTTCAGCATACTTCTTTGAAGGAGTAACCCAGTCACCATTACGCAACTTTCCTTCCTTTACAGAAGTAGGAACGGCACGATAAACCTTAACCTTAACATCTTTCTCGCCATTCTTAATGGCATCAAGTGCATTCTTTATAACATGAGCAGACTCCAATCCATAAGCAGTATTGTCCATATACGCTCTTGGATTGTCAAAATAATCATCAGGCTGCAAACTATAGCCTAATGCAATATCTTCCAAGTTTACATCAGGAGAGTTTTCCATGTCGGCTCTTCTTGCCTCATCTGACTCATATTGAGGATTTGATGGAGCAGCCCACGCTCCCTGACCTTGGTAATCGCTATCAACGTCACCATAACCCTTGCGTCTAGCTGATTCATCAAGCATTTCCCTTGCCGTTGATTCATCATTATTATCAATGGCATCCATATAACGCTTATCAAGTTCATCAGTTGGAATCAGAGAGAGTTCATCCAGATGTTTCTGTCTCTTCTCTTCCTCTTCCTGCGCTCTTTTTCTTGCAGCTTCCATTGCATTACGCTCTGCTTCAATCTGCTTTCTTCGTTCCTCAATCATTGCATCAAGGTCACCAAAGTTCTCTTTCAATGTTTCATTTACTGGCACGGTGTACTTCATAAGTTCATGAAATGAGGAAATCTTGTCTTCATTTGCCTGCAACAAATATCGTTTGATGTTTACTCTGGCACGTGCTGCATCAGCAGTAGAACCTCGTTCAACTGCATTCGCATACATAGCAACATCATCCTCATTTACCCCAAATTTTTCTGCAACACTCTTAATCTTCTCATCCTTCAAAGAGAAACGAGGTTCCGCTACTGCCTTAATCTGTTTATCTAAGTCTTTATACTTATTAAACAGACTATCCAACTCATCCTGATACTTCTCGAATGATTTACTTCTCAAATTATCCCAAACATCATAAGGAATATCGTTTTCAGAAGACAAACCATGCTCGTCCATATACTCCTTCATCAGTTGCTTGTTGTATGCCAAACGCTGTTCGCTCTTCGAGTTGTAGGAATCCTCTACTTCCTTCCGTTCCTTTCTCAATCCAGCAGTCTTCTCTCTGTTAGCCTCACGTTGCTTGAAAGCCTTATATCTATCCTTATAAGTAATAGACGATGGTTCGTCCTGCTTGTATTCATGATACTCAGCACCACTTTCGTTGTCGACATTTTTGTTTACCACCACATCAGGAGCATTGAACTCGTTAGGAACATCACCCTTCACCTCATTCACTTGGTCAGCAAAAGGTCGGTCGAGGTCAAAGAGTTTGTAGTTACCCCAAGCATCCTTATACACATCATCCAATTCATTATGAACCGCCTTGTTATAGAATCGTCTCCATCGGTCAGCCAATGCTTTCTTCTCGTAATACTCAGGAGAACTTGAAGGATTGCTCATATCCACCAGAGCATACTGAGAAGACTTGTTTGGACGAAGTTTGGAAGCATATTCATAAGCATCCTCAGCCGCTTTTCTCTGTTCCTCATTCTTGATTGAGAACTTCAAAGAAGGGTGATTCAGAAACTCATCGAAAGTTTTTGGCTCCTCAACATCAACTTTTTCGCCATTTCCCTTGGTAGTTTCAAAAGAATTGATTATATTTGCAGCAGATTTAAGCTCTTCATCTGTTATTGTGGTTCCAGCATGGGGCTGGAGGGCCTCGATAAAGTGAAGGGCTTTTTCTTTGTCAACGTTACTGATTCTTCCGTTGTTTATCCAATAAACAATACCTCTTTCTTCCTTTGGATATAAAGATGTTATTTTGTTTACTTCTAGTACAACACCACCTTTTCTATGCTGTTCAACCGCTCTTACTGCCACGATGAAGTTCTTTCCATCTTTCTGTAACTCGGTTAGCACAACATGGTCATTAGCAGTAGTACTATTAAATACAGCAATCGGTTCAGCCAAAGCCATTGGCAAGTTTATCAAGTCGCTAGCAGCAAAAGGATGATTGTTTTTGTACTTATCACCCGACTTACGAATAAACTTATCAAAGTCCAGTTCTATTTCCGCATCAGTAATTCCACCAACCTTCAAGAAGGAACTAGAACGACCCAAACGAAGAATCTTATCCTTTTGATTAGGATTCTTTACCAACTCTTCCAATCGTTGATTGAAATCATCGTTCACCTTCTTCAACGAGAACTTGGTAGTACTCATGCCACCAATGAGATTATCAACCATACCATAGCTATCAGCCACCGCCTTCTTCAAAGCAGCAGGAATCTCGGTAGGAACATCTTCCTTTCTTCTCATTCGTCTTACCACATAATCTATAGCTTGGGCAGCATCAGAAGTAAAGATGCCAGTCTTGTAGTTGTATGACTGGGCATTGTTCATACCATAACCAAAATCATGTGTCTCATGTGGGAGATTCTGCAATTCGGTAAGCACCTCTATCGCCTTGGCATTGTCGGCAATATCCTTCATGTTGCCAATGGCAGCACTAACAATCTGGTCAACCTCTTCATCAAGCAAGCCCTGCTTGGTAGCCGAAGACTTCACCTCATTGTCCGAGATATTAGGATATACCTCAGTAGGATGAGCCACACGACCATCAGGCAAAGTGATATAGTATCTTAGTGGACGATTTGTAATATCGCTCACAACATAGCTATCAGCAGTAGGCTCATACACTCTCTTCTCCTTGCCGTCAGCAGTCTCTTCAATGTGATAAGGAACACCATTCACCTTATAGGCATCCTTCAATGTAGAAAGGACTTCCTTCTTCTCTTCATCGCTGAGTTTCTTGCTAGCTTCAAAGCGGACTGGTTTTGACTTCAATGAGAACTTTGTGTGCTCTGTGATTCTCATATCCTCAGGCTTGAAGATAACATAGTTGGTATTATTTTCCTCAGCACCGCTACCATGGTACACCTTTAACGAGAACTTGGGAGCATCAGCTATCTCCTGATTGATGCTGTTCACAACATCATCAGTAACAATATCGCCCTCCTGAATCTGCTGAGGTTCACGACCAGCGTTCTTCACAAGTTCCGCTTGCTCTGCTCTGGTCAAGATACGGTTCACCTTCATCGCACCAGTAATTACCCAAGGGTCAGTCTCAGGGTTCGGGTTGGTACGATACATATAATAGCCATCAGTAGGCAGATGTTTCAAGCCAGCGAGTGAATGCTGATACTTGCCCGATGGATTGATACCCTCTTGGCGAGCTTCCTCCTGATAATCTACATCAGCAGCATACTCCACCTCAGCGAAGACGAAGTTCTTAGGGAAGAGAGTCTTGTTGCCCTCAGCATCCTTGCGGTTGAACTGGATAGCGTAAGGCACTACACCAAGATGCCAGCCTGGTCTATAGGCTAACTTACCGCTACCGCCTTGTGTTCCCTTGCCGCCCTGCTTAACCTGAGGTCTGCCAGTCTTGCTTTCTCCTGCAATAGGAGCCGCATCAGCATCGAGCCATACACCAACTGGAGTAGCAGCACCATCAGGGTTCGCTACCATTGGTGGATAGAGTTTGCCATCCTTTAGCACGAACACCTTGTAGCCGATACCCTTCTTCTTAGGTTCAGGCTTTTGACGGAGAGAGAAAGAAACATCTTCGCCAGTCTCAGAGTTCGTTATCTCGCCATTGGCAGTCTTCACGTAGGCTTGTTCGATAGAGCGGATGATGTTCTTGGTTACATCGCTATACTCAGTACCAAAAAATGCCAACTTAATCTTCTGCAATATCTCATGGATAGCAGCAAGCAGAGGATGAGACATCTTCATCGCAAGAGTATGAGCAAGGTTCAAGTCACGAATCATTTCACCTACCGCATCAGCAACAACCTCCTCAGCATAGTAATCTCTAGCACGTCCAGAGAATCCAGCATCAGAATATCTCTGCATGGTCTCATCTACCGCCTTGTCGAAGGCATCAGAACCATAGGTATCAAGCACAAGTTGAGTCAACTCATTGTATGCAGCAGGATTCAGATGCTTAATCTGGTGAGTCATTTCGTGACCGAAGATAAACTGAGCACCTTTCGTGATAGAAGAGTCAAGAGTGATGAAGATGGTACGATGAACGTTGCCATCAGCATCCGTAGTCTCCTGAATCCAGCCGTTGCCCAACTTGTCTGTACGTTGATACTGAATTTTAGCACCCATCATCTTGGCGATACGTTCAAAAGATTTTCTAATCTTTTCGCCGATAACTGCATCAACAAGACCAACATCATCCACCTTGTTTTTCTCAACGTCAGCAGCACGCTCTGCTTCTGTTTGCTGCTTGCCATTTTTTCTAGCCGAGAAAGGTGAATCTGTACGCTGTTCACCCAAAGGTTTCTCATCCGTTGCATCCTCAGGAACTTCAATAGTCTTGCTCCCCTCCTTTAGTTTGTCAGGGAACTTATTCTGCTCAGGAGCATTTATATTATCATTTATATTGTCATTTATCTGCTCATTATCCGTTTCATTAGACAAATCATTAGATTCATTATCCGATTCATTATCCAACTTCTCCTCTGACTTCGCCTCTGGCTCAGCCTTTTCATCCGACATCGCCTTCTGCTCAGCCTCTTGCTCAGCCTTTTGCTGCTCAGCATAGGCTGCATTCTCCTGAGCACGTTTCTGCTCTTCAAGTATGTTCTCTGCCTGAGCAATGCGAATATTTTCAACAAAGTTCCTCGCTTCCGATGCCTTGAAACCGCTATTGAGTACACCGATAAGTGCGTTGCGAATATCCTGAGTGTCTAGTGATTCAAGGTTTGATGGACGATTCTCCCACAAGCTATGAACGAGCGCATCAATGGTGGTTCCCTTACCATCAGCAGCGAGCAACTGAGTTTTAGCAAAGTCTTCTCTGCTCAATCCAGTCTCTTGCTTAACACCCTTGCTTGTCTCTGTTCCCTCATAGTTGAGAGAGTGAACACCGAGGTTGCTAGCCACATACTCCTCAGCAGTAAGCGGAATCGTATCTGTCACGTCAATGCCAGTACCATCATACAGACGATGAAGGAGAGAGCCGATAGTATCTCTGTAAAGTTGTGATACCGCCTCAGCATCATCCTTGACAGCACTCTTCAAGCGAGCGAACTTTCTTCTTGCCTTCTCAATGAGGTTTCTTCTGCCATCAGAAGTATTCTCTTCCTTGGCAATTCTTCTTTCCTTCAACGAATCACGAATAGAGATTGCAGAGTTATAATGTGCTTGGGCATCAGCTATGGCAGCTTCCTTCTCCTTCTTACTTGCAACCAACTCAGAAGGTTTAGTGCCAGCCAACTTCTTATTCTTTGCTTGCTCCAATACTTTCTTAGCCTTCTTGATTTCTCCATCCAGCCAATCATCTGCATCCTCACCGAGGTTATTATCATACCACTCAGCAGCATGAGAAGCATCAGTCTGACTAAGGTCAACCTCTCCATTCATATCAACTGGAATAGGAGTTCCATCCTCAAATGTTAAACTTTCATTATTTTCATTGCCGTTTGAAGAAATGTTTGTATCTTTGCTTTCAGAAGAGCCAGCAGCATCCTCTTGGGAAGTTGTCACAGAAGCAGAAGGCTGGTTCTGCTCGGTCTGTGCGCCATCGTTCTTACGATATAGCAACTTCCCTTTCATTAATGCCTCCTTTACTCTCTTTACTCTGTCATAGTGACTGCTAATGCTGATTTCAAGACCATCCTTCTTGATGGTTACAGACTTGAAATAGTACACCTTTTTGCCATTCTTACCCAAAAAAGTCTTGATAAACAGATAAGATGATGAACGCTCCTCATTGCCATCAGTAGAACGAGAAGGAACCTCGATTATCACATCAGGATTCGTAAGCGTTGGCTTAATCATACCAAACTCCTTGGAACGACCTTTCTCAAACAACTTAGCCACCTGATTCTCTCCCATCTTCACATCACCTATAGGAGTAGATAAGATTCCATCTTCACCAAACTCTGCTGTCCAGTTGTCTGGTGTAAGTTCCAAATCAGGAGCGGTCTCCGCACTTGATTCCATCTGGGCGATTACATTGTCAGCATCAGTTTCCGATAAAGGCTGAGTGTTATCTTCAACCTCTATTGTGCCACTATTATCCTCTATCATTGAGGAATCAGCATTCTCTGCTGCAATCATTTGAAGTTCTTCCTGACGTTGCTTTTTATATTCGTCAATAGTCATTTCACCCTTCAGATGAATCTTATCACCTCTCTTGCCTACATACGATGTTAGATTACCTTCCTCATCCATTACGACAAATTTAGGCATGGCTCCTTTGTCTTGAATCAGGAACACAGCCTTAGCATTTGGAAAGCGATTCTTTCCTTCTTCATCAGTAACATCTACTCTTTTGACCTTACCATCATTCTCATTTGTTATCTTGTCATAATCAAACTTGTCTTCAATAGACTGAGACTCCTGCTGAATCTGTTCAGGTTCTTGTGTAGTCTGTTCTGATTCTTGTGTAGTCTGGTCATTCTTTACGCTACGAGCTACATTAGACTGGTCATACTGCTGCTGAATAGCATCAAGAGATAAAGGCTCAGGCAAAACAGTTCCATCAACAGAAACGATGCAGTTACCTTGCTCATCCACTTGGACAATCTTATAGTTATGGCTGCTGCCATCATTGCTCTCCATTGTGAACTCAGAGCCTTCTGCCAAGATACCATCTATCACATTTGACTGCTCGGTGATAATCTTCTGCTTTGCCGCTTGAATAGCTTGTGCCTTCACCTCCTCGGCATTCTGTATATTAGGGTCAACAGATGCAAGCATGAAATTACCCATAGCTTCTCGTTGTCCTGTCTCCTCATCGTAAACCACTAACATCTTATCGGAATCAGTATAGTTTATCGAGCCATCATCATTCAATTTGATGTTGCCACTTATGATATATACTGGAGAATCAGGATTCATCTCAGTACCCTTCTTATACGCTTTCCTTATTGTGCCATCATGAACATTTGTCATGTTATCTACACGCTGTGCAGCGACTTCTCCTGCTATATCTACCAAGTTCTGTGCATTGTCCATGACACCATCATAAGCAGCCTTAGCTTTCTTATATTGGAAGATGTCAAAGTCTGCATCACTATTCAAACCGATATAAGAAGAAAACGAATCAACGTTCATCGCATCTATTTTTTCAGGAGTAAGACCTAGACGTTTAGCCAAGTTAGCTGTTCTCTTTTCATACTCTAGCTGTATCTGGTGTCTTAACTCCCCTTCTGCCTCATGTCCCTCTGCATAGGCATTGCTTACCTCAATATCTTTCTTGTCCGCATCCGTCTGCCCTTCACCCTTAGCGTTCTTGTCTCGAATGGATGCCATGGTTGCATTGTTGAAACCACGCATTTTAAGAAGCTGACCGATATAGTTTTGAGCAGCCTTAGCTTGTTCCTGACTATATTTGTCGCTTTGACGGATGATATTAATACCAACTTCAATTATATGCTTGTTGTCAGCATTATCTATGAGTTCTTTGATAGGTGTCCACTTATCGCCTAATGCTTGTCTAGCCAAGGTTTCTGCCTTGGTTAGGTCATGCTTACATTTAAAGTACTCAACTTTATTTTTAGATGCACTATAAGCAGTACCTACCGCTGAATAAGCTATAGGAATTGCTCTCATTGCACCCATCATAGACATCACACCACCCCAAGTCTTGTATTGGGTTTCCTTATCCCAAAGGTCAGAAAACTTGTTATCACCAGTTATGAGAGAGTTGAGGATGATACCAGCTTCTTCCTCCAATCCTTCCTCTGGCATATCATTCACACCGACCTTTGCCAATGCTTTTTTTCCTGCATTCAGAACCTTGGAGTTTGCAATTTCATCTGTAAATGTACCGATTCTCTTGAATAATTCGGAAGAGCCAACCTTATCGAAGAACTTACTCAAAGCATCAGGAGTAATCTTCTCCAACCCGACACCAGCCCATCCGAACAATCGCTTGCCCATAGATGTAATATGAGGCCCAAGCAACTCAGTATAATTCTCTATAGTTCCAGATGCAATAGCCTTGGCGATAGCAGTACCGACATCTGTTCCACCTTTAAACTTCAAGTTACCATCCTTATCATACTCCAATCCACCATCATCACTATCAAGACCGAGATAACGTTGTGTGGCATTAGCGGCAGTTTTACCTACCTGCACGGACGTTGCTATCATTGCCGCACCAGTTGCCTCTCCAAGTGTTTTACCTAGATTTTTCAATGACCATGCTGCAAAACGCTTTCCTAAGTCCTTAGTCATAGTCTTGGCAAAAGTCTTTCTTGCAAGACCAAGAGCCATCTTGCCGCCCAAGCGACCAAGCCCACCAAAGTCTCCACCGCCAGTTATCAGAAAGTCTGTGACAAAGCCAGCGGACTGGGACGCACCTCTACCAAAAGAGTAAGCGTCATTGTCCAATCTACTTTCTACCTCTTCCTTATCTTTCAATATTTGCAAGAGTCTTCTATCATCATCGGTTGCAACACCACGATTGATGCGGTCATTGATACGTAAAAGCACGTCAGACTCCCTCATTTTGATGTAACCACCAAAATCAAAAGCGTCAGAACCAAAAGCTTCATCTAACATACCGCTAGTGAAACTTGAAGAAGCATGCTTGAATCTATCCCACTTTGTAGCATTCGGAGCAGCAGCATCCTCTTCCTCTTGGATGAGTTGTTTCTTCATCTGAGTAAGATAGTTTGCTTCCACCAAGTACTGCTTATACTTAGGGTCAATAAGTTCCTTTCGCATATCATCATCATACTGCTGGAACATACCACCAGTAACATTCATTCCTTGTGCAGCATGACGAATGCCAGTCCAGAATCCGTTATCTGCTTCATCAAGCTGTGCATCACGCTCAGCTATCTTTCTTTGCACCTCATCAAGAGAACGAGTTGTATTATACAAGGATTGTCTCTGCTGTTCCTTTTCCCAATCGCTAGCAACTTCCTGAGCATATTCACGATTCAAATCATCAAGCGTCTTTGCTGGAGTTATATCAAACTCTTTCACCTTTTTGCCTTGCTTGTTGACAACAGCACCACGGACTGGCTTACGGACATTATCCATAGCCTTGTGTGCAGTCTTTACTGCCTTTCGAGTCAACTCGGATGCCTTATTCTTTGTTGGGTCAGCAGAGTTAAACATCTGCTGACGATACTTGTTGACTGTTGGAGTACCACCAAGTCTTAGCTTTCGTCTAAAATCTTCGTAAGTAGGACTATCTATAATGCCGTCTGCTCTGAGACCATCATAAATATCCTTTCTTATCTTATACCCCTTATTACCAGGAGTCAAGAATACTTTTCGGAACTTATTTCTATCATTAGCAGCACCATTCGCCTGCATTATTTCAAATAACTTATCTACATTATCTGGCATAATATTACTCTTTAAAATCCGTACTTTTTGGCTAATTGCTTAGCTCGACTATTGTTACTCGTAGAACCGCCACCATGTGATGAACCGCCACCCTTATGGGCAATCTTCTTTCTGACTATCTTCACAATTTGCTTTCGTCCAGCAGCAGTATTTGGCTTGATACCTGCCTTTGCTACGGTTTCGCTAGCTTCTGCCACCTCTTTAGGGTGTTTTTTGTTCAAGTCTATTAAAGTTTCGTCTGTGTCTTCTTTAGAAGACCCACCTTTCTTTTTCCCCGCATTTTGTGCTCTAGTCACTTTAGCGTTGGCTTTCTTCTTACTAGTACTTTCCTGCTCTTTATGATGTCGAACAGTTTCTTGGTTCGCAAACTCCTGATTACTTAATTTACCCTTATTGTATTCATCTTGCTGTGCTATCCTAATTTGGTCTAACATGACTTTCGCTCTATTGACTCTATCCATATTATCGTGATACCTCATCTGCTCAGCGAGAGTCAGGTTATTCTTCCGAGCTTCCTCATCAAGAGCGAGTGCCCTCTGATACCCAGCCAGCCATGATGCCCGATTCTTTTCTCTCTGAGCATCCATATATGCCTTGCGTTTATTCACCGCCTTAGTCATATCCGACTCAGGATTGTGTACCACCTTGGCACCATTGGTAGCGAAGTAGATATTGGATAGCGCACGGAGACCATCACCAAGAGCAGCGATACGAGCCTTTGTACGCTCCTTCTTCTCTCTGTTCGCCCTCTGCTCAGCAGTCTCATTCAGTTCAGGATTCAGCATCTTATACATATCAGCATAAGACAACTGCTTAGGCTGAGGTTTCGACTCCTCCTTCTTCACGATGGGTACGGATGGTTTATCCTCCTCATCATTAGGAGCACTCTGATTTACATCTACCCCATTGGCGATGGCTTGTTGAGTAGCAATAGTCTTCTCTCTAGCCGCCTTCATCGTAGGTGTTTCATTCTGAGGAGTGGCAGCATTCATCTTGTCAACCTTCTTGCCAGCCGCATCCAGTTGCTGCTGGGTGAAGACTGGAGCCTGAGTCTGTGCCACCTTCTGTGCCGCATCCACCCCACTCTGCTGCTTGTTGAGCACACTCTGTGTAGTCTTCAAGCCATTATTGTTTCGTAACATATCTGATGCTTTCATAGGCTATGCTTTAATCTTTTGAAGTTTAGCACCAAGACTATTCAGTTCACCCTGAGAAGGAAGAGAAGTTGCCTTAGCTTGCAAGCCGAGAACATCATTCGGGTTCTTGACAATACCATTCAACTGCTCCTGAGTCACATTCATGTTCGGAGCCTTGCTCTTACCAGCACCACTATCAAGCGATGCAGCGATGTTGGCAGCCGTACCAGCCACGCCAGCCACCGCATTAGCAGTATCAGCAGCCTTCTCAGCATCAATACTCATCTGCTGGTTCTGCAACTGATTCTTTCTGTTCATATACTGCTGCTCGATGTTATCCTTTCTTGCATCATTTGCAGCTACAATCTGTGAGGTAGTATCAGCAAGAGTCTTGTTGTTCGCCTCCTTCACCGCAGTAGTGGAATCATCCGTACCACCCATTACCGCTTGTCTGCCCTTAGCAGCCTTGTTTCTGTTCTTAATCTGCTCCTGCATTTGAGTGAGCAATCGAACCGTATCAGCACGCTTTGTCGGGTCGGCATTGTATGTTCGGTCATACCATGCCTGATTTTCTCTCTGTTGCTGGGCAATCATCTGCTCCTGCTTACGTCTCGCCTTGCGGTTAGCTATACCGCCAGCGATGCTGCTTGCAAGCCCAAGCCCAGCACCTATTAATGCACCTATCATATATATGAAAATTTAATTATTAATAATGGTACAAAGATACTGATACCATCCGAGAATCTTATTTTATCCGTTTATTTAGGTAAGTAAGTTAACGGATATAGTTTCCGTTTGCCGAATAATTACTATCTTTGCACCAAAATAGTTAAGTCAATGGCAGTAGATAGAAATACAAAAGGTCAGTTCGAGAAAGGTCGGGCAAAGACTGGAGGTAAGAAGAAAGGTTACGAGTCTCCTATCAACAAGGAGTTTCGTGAGTTGTGCGCTGACTTTTCTAGAGAGGCTTGGGATGACTTTATGGCAGCATGGTATAAGTGTGAGCCGAAGGATAAGGTGTCAACCTTCATCAAGATACTGGAGTTCAACTGCCCTAAGCTACAGACCGTCACTCTTGACGATAAGCGTGAGGTTCACAATGCACTCACCGAGAAGTTGAGACAGATGTCGGAAGAGGAAGGATAAAATGTAATTCATAAGAAGAACGATTATTTTTTTAATAGGTTTTTGGTTTATAGGTTTTAAGATTGTTAGGATAACGAAATAGGGAATGCGTGAGCACTCCCTATTCTTTTTTTATAATATTCACCACGCGAGTGTTAAATTCATGTTAAAAACAAGAATATGTTTGGCTATATCCAAACCTTTATGTACCTTTGCAGCAGAATTAAGAATCAGAAGTAATAACATACAGCCCTCGACATCACGGATAAGTCATAAATTATGAAACCAGTATTTCTAGAAAGTAGGCTAGCTTTTATTGCTTGCGATGAAGATGAATGTTTACATCTATTCACAACTCCACCTGATAAAGGATTCTTTAATTGGAATAGCAATGGTCTTGGTCATTGTTTTGATATTGATGAAAGCTATTGTGAAGACTTAGGCATTGATGTTCCAACTTGGGATGATGAAGAGCCGATAGAAGTTGAAATCGACATTCATATTAGCAAGCACGAAGAATAACTAAAATGTCAACCCTAAAGGCAAAAGAAGTTATCAAGGAAAAGGGCATGACCATTGAGGAAGTAGCCAGAAAGATGGGAATCACAAAAGGTACTCTATCTGCTGCACTCAGCGGAAACCCAACCGTCAGCTACCTTACAAGAGTAGCAGACGCTATAGATTGTGATATTAGAGATTTATTCAGATAGGAAAAGGGAGCCATCATTGACTCCCTTTTATCGTATTCACTATCAGCGACCACCTCTCGCTCTTCTATCCCCAGCCATATCCGTCTTAGAACCACGATTAACCGATGATGGTTTATACCTGATTCCTGATTTCGTGTGACTGGCATCCATACCCTTGCGAGAAGCTGCCCCATACTTTTTATCGTGAGCAGCGTTATGACGAGCCAATTCCCTACGCTTAGCCTTCTGAGCAGGAGAAGACTCGAACTTGGTATCGTATGAGGCCTTCCGTGCCCTAGCTGCTGGGTGCGTTCTGTAGTATTCAGCAGACGAACTAGTCATTGGCAATACTCATATTCTCAAACTTCTTGTAAGCATCAAGGTAGAACTCATCCTTGCTCTTGTTGTATGTCACCTCGTAGTACATACCATCAGGAAGTGTAGTTGAAAGCAACCACTTCGCATTACCAAGAATATAACACTGCCATACTACATACACATCATACTCTGGTTTTTCGTCACTCTTATCCAAGTGCTCCTCAACGTACTTACGTACAATCTCAAATACTTTTTTATTCATATCAAACAATTTAAATTAATATCTATCTCCAATAAAGTTCACGGTGTTCCTTCTTCAACAAATCACCAGTTCTACACCACCAGTCATTCGGACTCGCTTTAAGATACTCCTCAAACTCAGGGCAGTTCTCTTCGTGAGTAAGATGAGGATGATAAGTAGGCTTGAACTGATGCACACACAGCAAGTCTGCATGATTGCCACCATAAATGCGTGGCGGCATAACATCTTTCGCCTGATGCCACACCTTGTTGAGGTCTATGAGTTCTGCCCCATCCAGTTCCTTCAGGACATTATCAATCTTACCCAGCACACGATTCAGGACTTCTGCCCTATCCGTTCCACCCTTAGCAATTAACCACTGGGCATCACTCAGGGCACTTCTAATCAACATATCAAGTTCCATAAGCCAAAATTTTAATTATTAACTTCATTCAATATCTTAATCACTCTGCTAAACATAGAGCCAGCCCAATCATCCTCACCTTTATGATGCAGGTGTATATAGTCATAAACCGCCCTATAGAAGGTATCGGAAGTATAGCGCAAGCCGTAGTCTTCCGTCTGAAACTCATCCTTGGCGGTCAACTCGTCACACTCTAGATGCCGCTTATGAGCTTCCATCTTGCCATCTACCTTCAAGACCTCATACCC